ACGATTAAACATCATAAGTAAATTCATTGCTTCACGTGGTGTAAAACGAATATTTTCACGTGTAAAACGAAAGCATCCAAGCATTGAATCTTGGAATATGCCAATAATGGCTTTGTTATTGGCTGGACTAATTATCTGATAAGGAACTGCTGCTAAATTTTTCAATTCAGATTCTGATTCGCTATCTTGTGGCATGTGTAAATTCATCTCCATGAAATCCCAAAGGTTTCCCAAAGGGCCGGACTATATCTTGTGCCATATCAGGTTGATTAAACCATCATATATGACCCGTAACCGTTTAGTCTCTGAACCTTCCCCATTCTCTATCATAACGAGATTAGGGGCTTGGCTGCGGATTGTCTAATTCTTCACGTTATTACCATTGGGTTCGGACATTACCCGAGTTCCTCACATATGTTTCCAAGTGTGAGTGGTAGTGAAGACTCTAAAGAGTTTCCCGCAATTTGATCACGTTGCTGTTTACTATTTTCTTTTAAACTAAATATAAATTCTTTTGCCATTTTTTTACTTTCTTCTAATGAAATATGACTTCCACCAAAATCAGCTTTTTTTCTTTGAATATAAACATACCAACCATATTGAATATTGTTTCGGTTAAGGGGTCTCACATATTTTTCTATATCATCATCATCAATTGTAATTCCTTCAAATTTATGAAGTTTTTTGTCTTTAAAATAATTCATAACTCCTATAGAAACTCTTTTTTTACTTTCGGTAGTATGCGTTGATGCTTTACCTCCAGTATTCAAATTGTAACCATTTGGAAATAATGAATTATATTTTAAGATTTCTTCTTTTTCAATCGTATCTGAATCACTTAAACTGCAAATTCTTAGTAATTCCAACGTAAAGTTGGATGTTCCATATTTTCGTATTGCGTTGTTTAAATAATGACATTGATTTTGTTTTGATGAAAAAGCCTCACTAATGTGACAACGGAATCGCCCTTCCATACCATACGGACGATATTTTCTGTGATTTAAAATATGTGATACTGCTTGACCTATGTATATCTTGTGATTGATACGGTTTGTGATTTTATATATTTCACAATACCTTAATGTTTCATAATCAAGAATTTTATTTTTTAAATCTGTTCTGTATTCCATTATTTATATTTCGGCAAAAGATTTTATACTGTTTAAAATAATAATAACAAACAACTAGGGAGTAGCACGCTTTTCACGCTCCCTGTTGGGGACAAGACTTGTCATTTAATCCCCATCGAAGTCGGCATTGTACGGCCGGGTACAGCCAACATTCATTCTAAACGTGTCACCACGCTCCATGATACGCGCCACATGCGCCATCATAGACATTCTATGTAACGTCGGTTGACGGTTAAAGAGAATAATGTCTCCATCCATCATGTGACGATGAACCGTGTCACCGTCTTCCAATACAATAGAATTTCGGTCAATATACCGCAAGGTAATAGACTCACCATTTTTTTTCTCTAAAATTTTCGCGCCAGGATGGATATCGGGTCCATTGCGCACCAACTTCAATAAAAAGGCGCGGTTCATTCCATTTACGACAACCGGTTTCGTAATATTTTTCGCAATTTTCATGGGAATACCTAGTTCACGAATAGAAATATTGGGGTCAGCTGTAATCACGGAACGCGCGCTAAAATCCACACGCTTCGCCATCAAATTTCCACGCATACGCCCTCCTTTTCCATTCAAGCGGTCTTTGATAGATTTCAAAGGGCGACCTGAGCGTTGTGCTACAGCGGCTACACCAGGAATCTTGTTGTCCACTTGGGTTGCTACATAATATTGCAAAACGGTTGTCCAGTCATCAATGACATTCGCTGGTGCGTTGTTTTGTAGCTTTTCTTGCAAGGTCTTGTTGGTCTTGATGATATTCACTAAAATGTGTGTCAAGTCATCTTCACTGCGTTGTTGTGCATCATGTTTGACACTGGGTCTCACAGCCGGAGGTGGCACCGCCATGACTTGACAAATCATCCAATCAGGACGAGACCATAGAGGACTGAAACCCATAAACGCAACATCCTCATCCGATATACGTTTGAAAATCTTCAATACAATTTCAGGGGTCAATTTGATCACCATGTCCGTGTCTTTCCACTCAGCAAATAGTGTCGCCAAACCTTCCTTCCTGATTTTGTTAGGCTGCAAACAACCACAACCATCGTCAATGTCTTCACCACAACGTTTGATTTTTTGCGCTAAATTGAACACATATTTCCAACGGTCATCATTTGACATTTTCAAAGCCTGGCTGTATTTTTCTTTACTGATTTTCAACTTGCTACATTTAAAACAAACACAACGCAAAACTTTCAAAACAGTACTTAAATATTGAATATAAAATACGGGTCTTGCTAATTCAATATGACCAAAATAGCCTGGGGTTTGCATATAATCCAAGCCATCAGTAGGACATATCAATCCAGGTTCCAATACTCCCATGCGAGGATCAAATAAACCACCAATCACTGGTTTGTTATTGATATACGTGTCACGGCTGTTAATCTCAGCTACTGAACCCTTGCGAATTTCTTCCGGTGACAATATACTAAACTGAATCCCCACAATTTTAGAAGTATTTGTTTCATTGTTTTCTTTTGTGGTTCGCGACATTTCCTTATATTTATATTATAATATTTAGATTGTTTTAATTATTATCAATTTTTTTTTAAAATGACGCGGAAAAAATAAAATAAAAAATTGAATAAAATTTTGATTTAAAATCAATAAAAGTAAATATATAATATAAGAAAATGGTCAATGAAAAGAAAACCAAATTGTCTAAAAAGGAAATGAAAGAACAAAAAAAAACAACAACAAAAAAGGAAGAGTTAAAAAAGAAGAAGAAGTTTCATTCAGATAGTGATGATGACGATGATGACTTTGATTCAGAGAGTGATTTAGATGAATTAGATGTTCATGAATATCGCAAACTGTTGGCAGAGTTATATCCTTCCAAATTTATTAACAAAAAAGTAGAGGCAGGAGAAAAGGTAAAAAAAGCTGTACTTGTAGAAAAATCTTCTAGAAAAAGAATTGTTCCAAGTGATGATGAAGAAGAAGATTATGACGAAGAAGACGATGAAGATTATGACGAAGAAGAGGATGAAGAAGAGGAAGACGAAGAAGAAGATGAACATGAAGAAGAGGAAGAGGAAGAGGAAGAAGAAGAAGAATGTTTATTAAAAAGAAAATCAACAAAAAAGGAAAAAGAGAATGTTGTAATGAAGGTAAAGGAGAAAGAGAAAGAGAAAGAGAAAGAGAAAGAAAAGTCAAAAACAGATGAAAAGAAGAAATCACAAAGTAAGAATAAAAAAGTAAAAAAACAAAAAGAAGAGGAAGAAGAAGAGGAAGAGGAAGAGGATGGAAAAAAATCTAAAAAGGGTGTAAATATGGTATTCACTATTGGTTTACCAGATGAAGATGAATATGACGAGGATTATGATCCTGATGAGGATTGGTCTGAAGAAGGATCGGAAACGGAGGATGAGGATGAATCTGTTTCTGATGTAAGTACGGATGATGATGATGAAGAGGAAGAGGATGATGAAGAAGAAGAAGAAAAAGTTTCATTGAAAAAGAGTAAAAAAGAAACAAAAGAAAAGGAAAAAGAAAAAAAGGAAAAGGAAGTCGTGAAAAAGGAAAAAAAGAGAGAGGAAAAAGAAAAGGAAGAAAAACAAAAGGAAGAAGAGGATCCTGTCCTGAAACAATTGATGGAAATTTATGAAAAAGATCCATCAAACAAAGCCATCAAGGAATGCATGGATGTATATGCAAAAAAGAAGGAGCATGAAAATAAAAAGGGAGAAAAAAAACTCAAGAAGCAAAAGGCAAAAAATATGCGAATTTTCCGTAAAATAGGAAAGGACAAGAACACAATGAATGATTTCCACTATTTTGAGAAGCTAGAATTCAATCATCAAAAGAAAATTATCAAAGAGTTGCGAGAAATTAACAAGAGTATTCGTCTTGTGAAGCCCTATAAAATCACGCTTTTAGAAGCAGATATTCCATCGCAATTCAAAGGCGAGGCACTAAAAAAGGTTAATTCTTTGCGATATATGGATGCTGGAACAGGAGAATATTACAAGATTAAAAACTGGGTAGACAGTATTATGCGTATTCCTTTTGGTCATCATAAGACACTCCCGGTTTCCATCAACGATGGTGTGGAAACATGTCATGAATTCATGGAAAATGCCAAAAACATTTTAGATTCCGCGGTTTATGGTTTGAATGACGCCAAGATCCAGATCATGCAGATGTTAGGGCAACTTATTACAAATCCATCATCGGTAGGAGCTGCGATTGCGATCAAGGGTCCTCCAGGAACAGGTAAAACATCACTTGTCAAAGAAGGAATTAGTAAAATCCTCAATCGTCCATTTGCTTTTATTGCCCTTGGTGGTGCGACGGACTCTAGTTTCTTGGAGGGTCATTCGTATACGTACGAAGGAAGTACCTGGGGTCGCATCGTACAGATTTTGATTGACAGTAAATGCATGAATCCTGTGATCTATTTTGACGAGTTGGATAAAATCAGTGATACTCCAAAAGGTGAAGAAATTGCTGGTATTCTAACGCACTTGACTGATACTACGCAAAACAGTCAATTCCACGACAAATATTTCGCTGAATTGGATTTTGATTTGAGTAAATGTTTGTTTATCTTTAGTTACAATGATGAGAGCAAGATCAATCCTATTCTTAAAGATCGCATGTATCGCATTATGACAAAAGGATATGAAAAGAAACAAAAGACAATTATAGCAAACGATTATTTGTTGCCCAAGATTCGCGAACAGGTGAAATTTGCAGAGGGAGAAATCGTAATTCCCGAGGATACGCTGCATTACATCATTGAGAATCATTGTGACAAGGAGGACGGTGTTCGTAATTTAAAGCGATGCCTTGAAATCATTCATACAAAGTTGAACTTGTACAGACTCATGAAACCAGGTACGAATCTCTTTGAAGAAGACATTACAATTACGGAAGTCACGCTACCTTTTACAGTGACGAAGGAAATGGTAGATAAATTAATCAAAGTAGAGAAAAAGGATACTACTTCTTTGTATGCTATGTATGTATAAGTGTAAGTGAAAGTGTAAGTGTAATGTAAAATAAATATTTTTTTAGTAAAAAAATATAAAGATAAAAGTAATATTATTTCAATACAAAACAATGTCGCTTTTTGAATTGAAACGAATGGCAGAAATCAATATTCAACAAATCAAACAAAATGTAGAATTCAATGAATCTATTTTTTTTGACGAGAGCGAATTGGTTCGCGAATTTAAATCTATTTGTCATAATAGAAAATTACACGAAGAGATTCAACAATGGCAAGATTTGTTGAAGAAAATAAACCAACAAATTTATCAACAATGTCATCACGAATTTATAACCGACTATATTGATTTGAACCTGGATAGAAGCCAACAAATACATTATTGTCAAAATTGTGGATTGGAAGCCGAGGAAGGAGTATAATCTAGGCGGCTTTAAGTTGTTTTTTTATATATATTGAAAAGTAATTTAAAGGCAAACGGTGAAAGAATACTATCTATCTATTTATGACATTTCATACACTTTATTTTGATGGTTGTTGCAAGGGGAATCCAGGACCGGGAGGTGCTGGCGCGGTTCTTTATGATGCGAAAGGCAGTGAAATCTGGAGTCATAGTGTTTACGTGGGAGAAAAAACCACAAACAATGTCGCTGAATACACAGGTCTTTTAATCGGTTTACAAGAAGCGAAAAAGAGAGAAATCAGCCATCTTTCTGTAAAAGGCGATAGTTTGTTGGTGATTAAACAAATGCGTGGGGAATACAAAGTCAATTCGGAAAATATCAAAGGATTGTTTCTCCAAGCCAAAGAGTTGGAAAAACAATTTACAAGTATAGAATTTAATCACGTCTATCGTAAGGACAATTCACGTGCGGATGCATTGTCCAATGAGGGATTACTAAAACAAAAATTATAGGATACAAGATTTAATATTCACTATAAGGAATATTGTTTCCACCGCGCTGAATCAAGTAGTTGTATTGTTTTCCAGTCATACAAGCACATCCTGTACTGTTAGAATATGCGTTAGGGCAGCATTCAGGTTTGAAGGGTGTATTGGCAAAAAGGAGTAATTCGTCTTCTGGTAGGGGGACGGGTTGTGCTTCACGTCCCAGGAATGATTTTACGCCGGGACTAAGAGGTTGTCCAGGGGTGACATTAAGATTGGGCATACCCCATGTTGCGGTGTCAGGAGTGACAACTAAATTGGGAGTGCCCCAATTTTTAGTATTGGTAGGTTGATTTAAAATATAAGAGGAAGATTCTCCATAATTGGTATTGGCGCCGGTAAATCCTTCATAACCAAAAAATTTTTTTTTATGGCAACAATGGCAACCAAGAGCAATCCATAAAAGGACAAATAGAATGATTAGTTCTAATCTAATTTTCACACCAAATAATTTAATATCCATTATACATAATTGATAGATAATTTTTTCTTTTTTAGAGAAAATTATATATCTATTGGTTGTTTCTTTTATTCTTGGAAAAATTCAATATTGGAATTATAATCGCGTAAAAAAACCGGACCAATTTTGAAATATCCTTTGTCGGTTATTATATGATACAGCTTTTCTCTCTTTTCTATCTTTTTGGATTCTTCATTGATAAAAACAGTTGATTTGTATGTTGTTTTTTCATTGTTCAAGGAATATACTAAATTAGGCCCTCCTACAATACGTTGGGGGGTTTGTTTCCCTCCTAAAACATATTCATATTGTTCATTAAGAGAGAAACCATCTATTTCTACTAGACCCATTACTCGGCATTTTTCTGCTAAAAGTTCTCCTATTTTCAAACGTTGAATTTCTCTCTTGGATCCATTTTCCAAAGTGACTAAACTGCTTCCTTCCATCCCTCCATCTAAATATGTATGTATTGATTTTGTTTCTTTTTCCATGGAAAAATGTTTGCTTGTTCTTTCTAACAATTCTGTCTGGGTTTCTCTCAAATACAATTCATCCCAATCAGAAAAAGTAAAACCTCCTATATTCATCACTTTGTTTGACGTATTCATACAATAAATAAATGGTTTCTCGTAATTTTCTTGACGTTTGCTTTCAGGATGCTTGTTAACAGGAATCCATTTGTCTTCTTTGTCTTTTTTGTCTTCTTTGTCTTTGTATTCGTAATGTACGCAATGAATACCACTTACTAGTACATCACCCAATTTATACATGGCAACATTTGACGCATCTAATTGTAAAATAGCTGTTACGGTTTGTCCCCCTTTTAGTTTCTCTCCAGGTTGTATTTTGGAAATTGGTTTTACTGAATCGTCAAACATTTCTATCCTTGTTTCTTCATCAAAGCAGAGCTTGGGAGCTACACCCGATAAAGGATTGATATCCAATGTTTCGCTCAATGTTACCGCAATCATACCATAAGGGACACTGATGGCAACAGCTGCTGCTAAAACAGCTGCACCAATGGCCATGGTAAAAGGAACGGCAAGTAAAGGAGCAGCGATCGCCAATAAAATAGCAATAATGATAAGGAAAAATTGGGAAAGAGATCCCAAACCACTTACAAGTGCATAATAAACACCTATAAAAGTATACAAGGAAGATACCATGATGGCTTGTGTTTTATTCATTAAATCACGCAGTCCAATGACCATCATCTGAATAGGAATCAAAATATTCAAAACACGACCAAAAATTTCTTTTACAATAGCGATCACTTCATCACGTAAATAAGCAAAAACAGCACGAATTTCATTTATAGCGACGCCGATAACCAAAAATATTTGATTCATTATGTTAAGAATAATAACAAAAGGATTTACTGCTTCTCCTACCAATGTTTTCAAAACATTTTGGACGCAATAAGTAAAGTTTTCTTGGGTATATTCGGTAATGGATTTGTCTTTGGGTTTGTTGATAAACCCTGCCAATAAAATATTTTGTGGTTTGCATCTTTCATTTGGCCAATTATCTTTGATAGATTGACTATTAGCAAGATATTTAAAATAATAATGGACACCAATGAGAATAATCGTTAAAACAATAAATTGTACTATGGCATTTCCGTAGATATCAGAAAAATGCATTTTTTTATATAATTTTTGAATTCCTTCTGCTGCTTCTTTTGATGTAAATGTAATGTTCGTATTTGTATTATAATAATCGTTCATATATTGTCAATGGATAATTATTTGTATTCTCTTAACTTTGTTTCCTTTTCTTTTTTCTTTATTATCTCAAAAGATAATCATCCCAATCCCAAAACGTTTCCTTTCCTAATTGGATAATATGATTGTCAGTAATCAAACAACTAAACCATTCGGTTTTCATTTCGGTTTCGCGTTGTGCCTTTGAATACTTTTCTACTCTAACAAACTTGCCGGTGTGGTCCTTTACATAATGTGTTCCGGTGACATAAATATCTGTATCATTCACACCTCTTTTTTCTAATTTATAAAGTTTCTCTCCAGAACAATTGTTTGCATTGTCAATTTTCATAACGGCTTTAACTTTGCTTCCATTTTCTAGAATATCTCCTAAATGTATATCTTTCATTTCTTTTGTGGTTCCATCCTGTAATTTTACAATTGTTTGAGGATGAAAACAACTACCGGATGCCATTTGTCCTACACCGCGGGTTAATTGTCCGACAGGTCCGTTCCATGTACTTTGCATCGTTTTCAAAGTACCGTCAATAATATAAATAATAGTAGCGATAGTGCCAATGATTTTTTGCATAAGATCTTTTGTTCCCATGGTTATTTTTTGAATTTCAATGACTAAATTCATGAAAACCCCAAAAATATTTTGGAAAATATCAGTACTGAAAAAGCGTATATTGCCAATCATGCCTCTTGCATCATTGATGGAATCCGTAAAAGAGTCGCCCAACTCTGCCATATTGGAGAGAAGCCAACTAAATGGTTGTAAAAAGGTACCCATCATTTGTTTTTGCATGGTTTGAACACAATATGTGAAATCCAATTCTACATTGTCGGACAAAGGCATATAAATAGGATTGCAGCGATATTCAGGCCAATTTGCCTTTATTTTTTTAATAAAAGAGAGAATAACTACAAAACTTATTCCTACAAAAAATATCAATTGTATAAATATAAAATGAAACCAATTTTTTCCTGTTGGCATATTAATATATATTTCTTATATTTTTACTTTTTACTTTTTGCCTTTTCTTGATTTTCTTGATTTTCTTGATTTTCTTGATTTTCTTGATTTTCTTTGGCTTTTCTTTACACCTCCGCTATAGCATCCCCACACGGTTCCTCCTCTTTTTGTTTTTCTATTCCCAAAAAGTTTAATACATCTTCCTCCTTTTAGTCTCACATTGCTGTCCATTTGCGCATTGGCTTGGTTTTGCATCAAAGATTGAACTATTTTTTGATGTGTTTGGTGTATGTCCCCTGCATTTGGGTAATCTACAGTTAGACTAGGTATAACGACAGTATCACTTGTAGCACCTCCACGCTTTTTATAATATTCGCGACTTCGTTTCCCGCGACTTCGTTTCCCGCGACTTCTTCGTTTTCCTCCTTTTGCGATATTGGCCAAAGAGGTTTGTTTCATATCCAAGCTTTTTTGAGAAAGAAACGCGGATTCGCGGGGAGTTTGAGCTCCAGGAAACAATGTTGTAACAGGCATGGGACGCGGTGTAATACTGTTTGCATATTGAGCCGGTGGAAGATTTTTATCAGTCATGAATTTATACTATACAATAAAGAGAGAATAAATTTTTGGTTTTCGTTAAGCAGACAATTATTTAGTCTAAAGTTACAATACAAACAAATGAATACTATCATGGATGACAATAGCCGTTTGCAATTACAACGTATGGTTCAAGCAAACAATGTAGAAGACCAGACAGATTTAATACGTAACTTGAAACATAGTATTGTTTTAAAAGGCGAAATAAACACCCTCCTTTTTTTAAAATCAAAACACGGAGAAGACGCCGAAAAGATACATTTAGAAGCCATGACAGAATGCAATTTCCTTTTTACTTATTATACAGATATCTACAATAAAATCCGTAAAGACGAGATTGATTTGAAGATTCTCTTTCAATTCCTAGATGTTTTAAAACGCATTGAGGACAATGAGTTGGACCAACATGAAGGTTCTTTTTTAGTGGGAACTCTATTGAAACAATTATATATTGATAGCGCTCTCAAAAAATCAGAAAAATTGGATAAATTGCAAGAAAGAGAGGAAGAAGAAAAACCACATGTGGAGCCTATAAAAATATCATGGAAACAATATAAACATATAAATTTATAATAAATAACAAGACTACTACATAAAAATCATGTCAAAAAAATACAGTCAATCAAACTTGACAAAATATCTAGTGATTGTGGAATCCCCAGCTAAATGTAAAAAAATAGAGGAATATTTGGGTTCAGCGTATACATGTATCGCTAGTTTTGGTCATTTACGTGAACTCGGTTCTCTCAAAAACATTGATATTGAAAATCACTTTACACCTAGCTTTACTGTCATTGATAATGATATCAAAAAAAAACAAATAGAAAAAATCCGCAGTGAAATTAAAAAAGTAGACGAAGTTATCCTAGCGACAGATGATGACCGTGAAGGCGAATCCATCGCTTGGCACCTTTGCCAACTTTTTTCTCTCCCCGTAGAAAAAACAAAACGCATTATCTTTCATGAAATAACAGAAACAGCTATTCAACAAGCTGTTTTACATCCACGTACCATCAATATGCAAATTGTTTATGCCCAACAAGCCAGACAAATTTTAGATTTGCTCGTCGGTTTCCATATTTCCCCCGTTTTATGGAAAGCTTTCAACAAAGGAAATGGTTTGAGTGCAGGACGTTGTCAGACACCTGCTTTGCGTTTGGTATATGACAATCAAAAAGAGATAGATGCGAATCCGGGTGTTTTGGTCTATGATGTTGTCGGTTATTTTACAAACAAAAACATTCCGTTTGATTTGAACAGAGAAATAGAAAAGGAGGAAGAAACCGAAGAGTTTTTGGAAGCCATTGTCAATATAGAACATTATTTGCATATAAACCCAGTAAACAAGACAACCAAGACGCCGCCTGAACCGTTTTCTACGTCGCGCCTTCAACAAACAGCAAGCAATGAATTACATTATTCACCAAAAGAAACCATGACACTTTGTCAAAAGTTGTACGAGGCGGGTTATATAACGTATATGAGAACGGATGCAAAAAAATACAGCGAAGATTTTGTAAATATACAGAAAAATATATTCAAACCAAATTTGGTGTTGATTATAAGAAAAAAAACATGGAAGAATTAGTGACAAGACATGTCAATATCATAGAAGAAAAAGGAACTGAAAAAAAGGCACTAGCTCATGAGGCGATCCGCCCCACCCAACTTTCTCTCTTGCATCTTCCAGACAATGTATCACCAAGAGAAAAAAAATTATATACAATGATTTGGGAAAATACTTTGGAGAGTTGTATGGCGGATGCTACCTTTTTCTCTCTTTCTGCTTTTATTGAAACCTTTCGCGGATGGAAATTTCAACATACAAGCGAACAAATTGATTTTCCAGGTTGGAAAATTGTCAAGAACAAATATGAGAAAGAAAACAAAACATATAATTACCTTTTTACTCTTTTGAAAAATACAAACAATAAGGCGGTGGTATATAAAAAAATCAGTGCAAAACAGAAGCTAAAACAGACAAAACAGCATTATACGGAAGCGCGTTTGGTTCAATTATTAGAAGAAAGGGGTATAGGAAGACCTTCTACTTTTTCCATGTTGATTGAAAAAATCCAAGAGAGAGAATATGTAAAAAAAGAAGATGTAAAAGGAAAGGAAATTATTTGTAAAGAATATGAATTGGAAGAGGATGTACTTACAGAGAACCAAATAAAAAAAATAGTGGGGAATGAAAAGGGGAAAATGGTGATACAACCGCTTGGTATGATGGTGATGGAATTTTTAGAGAAATATTTCTCTCCACTGTTTGATTATGAATATACAAAAAGGATGGAAGATGAATTGGATTTGATTGCAAACAATAAAAAAATATGGTATAATTTATGCGAGACATGTTTGCAAGAAATTCAAAGTTTGTTGGAAAAAACCAATGATCTTAAAAAAATAGAGATGAAAATAGATGAAAATCACATGTTTGTCATTGGCAAGTATGGTCATGTGATCAAAGTTTTGGAAAAAGGGAAAGAGAAAGAGAAAGAAAAAGAGAAAGAGAAAGAAAAAGATATATTTTTATCAGTTAGAAAAGACATACAAATAGATATGGAGCGTTTGGAACGAGGAGAATACGCTCTTGATGAATTAGTAGATACAAAATCCGACAAAAGAGAGAAACAAATTCCTCTTGGAGTTTTTGATGGCCAAGATGTTTTTATTAAAAAGGGAAAATTCGGTTTGTATGCTGAATGGGGAGAGAAAACCCAAACACTCAAATCTCTTGGGAATCGTCCTATAGAAAATATTACATGGGAAGATGTTTTTGAGGTCATTCAAAACAGTTCCGAAAGTGGTACGTTGAGAGAAATAACACCCTCTATAAGTATAAGAAAAAGCAAACGAGGTGATTATATCTTTTTCAAAACCTCTAAAATGAAAAAACCACTCTTTTATAAATTAGATGGGTATCCAGGGGATTATTTGCAAGACAATGTTTTTTCGGTGAAACAATGGATCCAAGAAACGCATAATATAAATTGAAAACATATTGAATAAACATATACCGAAAAAAAAAATATAGAAAAATAATGTTATAATTTTGTAATGAAATACCCCAACATTATTTTTTTTAGATATGACAAGTACAAAGAGGTGGATATTTTTTTGGAAGAAAACAAAGAGCGTTTGTTGTGCAATATAAATATTACTGCGGAAAAGAGTTTTTTGAACAATTTATTTGACCCGAATTATCATTTGTTGCTTACTTTCGGTGAAGAAGAAAAGGAATATTACCATGATGTAAATACAAGTTTGCCTTCCAGGATGTATACCAGATGGTTACATTTTTCAAAATTAGAGGATGCCGAAGATTTGAACCAAAAAGTAAATTATTGTTATATTAAAAACTGCAATAATATGACACGCGCTGTTTTTTCCATCTTTACTACATGTTACAAGTCTTATAGTAAAATTTACCGTGCTTACAATAGTATTAAAAATCAATCATTTATTGATTGGGAATGGGTTGTTTTGGATGATACGCCTGACGATGGTGAAGACGATGAACATTTTTCTTTTTTGAAAACAGTTTTAACAGATAAACGCGTAAGACTTTATAAACGAAGTGAAAATAGTGGAAACATTGGTAATGTAAAAAATGAGGCGGTTTTGTTATGCCGAGGAAAATATGTCCTAGAGATGGATCATGATGATGAAATTGTAACGGATTTATTGGAGGATACAGTGAAGATATTTGAAAACGACGAGACTGTTGGTTTTGTGTATAGTGATTTTATTAATATATATGAAAACGGAAACAATTTTCGTTACAGTGATTTTTTTGGTTTGGGTTATGAAGGTTATTATTGTCAAAAGTACAACGGACGCTGGGTCTACGTCTGTAGTTGTGCCAATATAAACAATATTACTTTGTCGCATATTGTATCCGTACCAAACCATGCCAGAATGTGGAGAAAGGATGTATTGATAGAAATAGGAAATTATTGTGAATTTTTGCCCATTGCAGATGATTATCATGTTTTGGTGAAAACTGCCTTGAAAACAAAAATGGTGAAATTGCACAAAATGGGATACATTCAATATATGAATGATAACAACAACAATTTTTCGTTGATTCGCAATGGGGAAATCAATCGTTTGGTCCCACATCATTTGAGGCCACATTTTTACAAAGATTTTAATGTAAATGAAGAAATGAAAAAGAAGGGGGCATATGAAGAGGAAGAATATATTTGGAAACATAGTCAATTTTGGAAACGCGGTCCTAGTTATGAACATAAATATTGCAATAAGATTGTCAATGCGAATTATGACAAGATATATTGTATTATCGGGTTGGAAAATGCAATAAAAAACATGAAACGATTGAAAGAGCTTTACAAGGATCCAAGAAATGATTTTTTGTTGTTGGAAAACAAGACAAGATGTGAAGATTTGTGGGAATTTTTAGACATACAGAAACTAGACAGGATGAAATGTTATTCTTTGCGAGAAAGTAGTTATGATGAATTAGTAAGATATTTTCATCTTGTTTATAAAAGTCTGGAGAATTATGAGATTATAAACTAGTATATGATTTTGTTGCAATCATATTACGTAGAATCTGTGGTTTGAATACGGTAAATTCCATTGTGAATGAGAAAGAAGAATTATTGAAAATGACATACTGACCATTGTGATAGCGAAGTTTTATCTTCAACCGCCTTATTCTTTCTGCAGGTGGATTAAAATACTTGTATGAATCCATAAAAGTTGTATCGTAAAACTGAGAAAGGGGGGTTGTTGTAACTCCAATTTTAGCAAAAGAAGAATTGACTATACTGTTGGTTTGATTTCGTTGGATTGTAAATTGGCTCACATTAAAAGGGGAAGTTTCATCAACATAATTGAGTCCAGCTATATCTATATAAAAATAGGGGGGGCCTAAAATATTAATTTTCATGGGGCTTTGAATATAACTCATACTGCTACCGAGTAATTCTGTATTGGGGGTCAACCAAAAACTTGACGAGGCATCTTTATAAAAAAAGCGTGGTATCGTGTTTGGATAAATATGGGGTTCAATAACAGTTTGTGATTCTAGAATACAAGCATTGAGACCTAAATAAAACGGAAGTCCATTGATATAGGGGTCTAAAAAGGAACTCTGGGTTGATTCTAAATTAGCACATGTTCCGTATGGATAAGGTTGTAAATTTTCGGGAAGAATATTATTGTTTTGTGGACGACTATTGTTTTGAGGGTTGCATTTGTTTTCAGGGGAACAATTTTGTTGGGAATAATAGCTATAAATAACATGTTTGTTTTGAGTAAGAGAGAAAGAGGAACTGCGGTTTCCGAACCATAATTTTTGTTCTACTTCGTTATAGGCAACGACGAAATCTCTGTATCCGCGATTAATAATACCATTTTCATAATTTAAAAATTGGGTATTAAATGTTGTATTGTTGATATCATCGTAATTTTGCAATTTTTCGGTTAGATAATTTGTAACAACTGAGTTCATTTGATTTGTCAATTCTTTTGCCATTTGCCATGGATCATAAAATCCTGATTCAATAGTAATGATAAAATCATTTGTATTACTAATAGGATTTATATAAGAACACAGATAATCATATATTAATTTTTGTAATTCATACAACATATCGGGCATTTCATTGGGTGTATTCACTATATTGTCTGGATTATAAACATCCATAAAATGAAATGTCATAACATTGTTTTGGTTTATAGGAGAAATCACGTCAAAATTGGACGGAAACGACCAAGAACTCAATTTTACTGTTGAAACATTGAGATAATCTTGTGGTAATTCAATTTCAAAATCCGATGGGTTAGGGAATTTTAACATATTTCTATCCTCGGAATGAATAGAGACATATTTTTTCTCCACTGCATATTCTTGCGCATTCTCAATAATTGGATGATTAGTAGAAGTATTTAAATAGCTCATATGTTTTATCATTATATTTTTATATTTGTATCTAAATATAAAAATTTATTCAAATTTCCCATTTCCTAAATAAATATTATAACCTAATATTATATTCGCTTATAATATACAACAGATCATAAAGATAAAATGAAATTCAATGAACTCTCTATCATATACAATTCTTTTTTATTTCTAGGACTTTTATTTGCAGTGATTTCTGTTTTCATATCAGGACCTTCTGTTTCCATCATCAATATTCTCTCTTGTTCTTGTTTGATTGCAGGTATTATTCTCATTATTGGACAAATGATGATTGTTCTTAATCAAACAATCAAGGAAAGTACGAGTCCTCTAGGATTTTTAGGTATATTCAACTTGATGAAAACCAACATAGGACCTTTTGTTTGTGTTTTAGCCATATTAGGATTCCTTCTTTATTTAAATATTCAATTCAAGGATAAAATTGGAACCGGTCACTTACCCGATGAATTCTATTTGTTTACTAATTTAAATATTCTTGTGATTTGTGCCCAAGCTTATATTTTCTTTTCGGGAATGCAAAAGAAAAAAGATAGCAATATTGAATTCTTACCTTTGACTTATAGCACCTTTTTATACTTACTGTGTCTCATTAATGTTAATTTAGTCATTATTCAGTACAACATCTTGCGATATTTTACTACCGACGGATAAGGTTCTACCGACGGATAAAGCCGTAGGCTTTCAACCATTATTGATTTTTGAAAATTTATAAGTCACACCATAATGTAGTTCGGTCTCCCAAACTCCTGATATTTTCAAAATAAATGCATTGTTAGTCGGTTTATAAGACAATTCATTTGTAAAAATTTTGATATTACCATTTTTTAATTGTTCATATATTTTGTTCATGGGTGTCTTGTTTTTAATATTCACATGTTTCAATATATTTTCCTCTATTGTTTTGATACTTTCAATTATATCTCGGTGTTCAAAAACATTAAAGTTGCATTTATATTTATTGTAATATTTTTCAATATTTATTTCATGCAAAGGAATATATAAATAAATACCATTTAATATAAAATATTGTGAAGAATAAAGTATTCTAATAAATTTACCATCATTCATAATGTTATTTTTAATGGGGTCACAAAAATACAAATAATTTTCATTGTATTGATCTATTTTTTTGACAATATTCATAATGTTGTAATAATGTAATAATATAGTAATGTAAAACGTTTTTATACTATTTTTCCGTGCGTGTAATAATAATAAGTAATATTTTGAATTAAAAAATACTCAACAAAGGTATACATGAAATTTCACGAAACCCATTTTGAAGATTATATATTGTCCAACAAGAGAGAAAATATTCATCAAAAATTGGAAAAAATTTTCAATAAATTCCCTTCCAAAATACATGATATGAAAAATGTTATTTTTTATGGACCTCATGGAATAGGAAAATACACCCAAATGCTTCGGGTTTTGAAGCGTTATAGTCCAACTGATTTAAAATATGAGAAAAAAATAAGTATTCTTTTTAACAAACAGCAATATTTTTTCAAAATAAGTGATATTCATTACGAGGTGGATATGTCTCTCCTCGGTTGTAATTCAAAACTATTGTGGCATGAAATTTACCAAAACATCATAGATATTCTCTCTGCAAAAGCAGACAAAGTCGGCGTTATTGTTTGTAAAAATTTCCAGGACATTCACAGCGAATTACTGGATAATTTTTATAGTTATATGCAACAAAATGAAACAAACCAGATTTTATTGCATTTTTTCATCATTACACAGGAAATCAGTTTTATACCCGACAATATATTGAATTGTTGTGAAATTATTTCCATACCACGACCTTCCAAAACACTCTACAACAAATGTTTGAAAAACAAACTCCCCGCCGATTTCAAATTAGAAACCATTAGTAATATTAAAAACCTATATTTACCTAGAGATACGAATCAATTAATGCAAAATTACAAGATTATTTGCGATAAAATAATGAGCACAATGATTCAAAAAGAGCCAATTCAATTTTTGAAATTCCGTGCTCTTTTATATGATTTGCTTATTTATAATTTAAACATAACGGAATGTGTTTGGTATATTGTGAGTAAATTGCTAGAAGATAAAATATTGGTACAAAAGGAAATGGCACCGTTGTTATTAAAAACATATAGTTTCTTTCAATTTTACAACAACAATTATCGTCCCATTTATCATTTAGAAAATTATTTTTACTATTTGGTATCTTTGATTCATAAATATGAATAATAAAACAAAGATATAAATAGTTTGGTTTTATTCAAATAATCACAAGACAATCATTGATGAATTTGAATAAATCGCTTGAGATTTTAGAAATAGAAATAGATGTAAAAGACGCGATAAAAACCAAGGAACTTTCATTGCAAATAAAAAAACAATATCACAAATTGGCGCTGCAACATCATCCCGATAAAAATGGAAACTCTATTGAATCATGTGAAAAATTTAAATTGATTGGGGAAGCTTATGAATACGCCAAGAGAGAAATTCAGGAAAGGCAAGAGGAAGAATCGTGTGAAGAAGAAGTAGTAGAAGAAGAAGTGAATGATTATACAAGTCTTTTGAAAAAATTCATAGAGGGTTTATTAAAAAGTGAAAAAACAGAATATGTTATGAATATGATTGCAGAAATTGCAACAGGTTGTAAAAAAATAACGTGGAAATTATTTGAGACTTTAGATAAGGAATCCACGCTCCATATTTATAGTTTTCTCTCCAAATACAAAAATACATTGTACATACATCAGGAAACATTGGATGCAATCAAAGAAATTGCTATTAAAAAATATGCCAATGACGAAGTGTATATTTTGAATCCATCTTTGGAAGATTTGTTGGAAAACAGGGTTTATAAATTGCAAATAAGAGAGAAAGTATACTATGTTCCTTTGTGGCATGATGAACTTTATTTTGACGATGAAATAACAGATGGTGAAGAAGAGAGAAAAGAAATAATAGTAAAGTGTATACCCGAGTTACCTGATACTGTTTCTATTAATGAAAATCAGGATATTGTAGTGAATTTAGAAATACCATTTGACTTTTCTCTCTTGGAACAAAAATCAAAAGTGATTTTACTAGGTAAAAAAACCTTTGAGATTCCCTTTTACAAGCTTTCTTTACAACGTTCTCAACTCTTTGTTTTACATAATTGTGGAATATCAAAAGTATTTGAAAAAGATATATATAAAGTGGAGGAGAGGGGATCTATTATTTTTAAAATCGTGTTTACGTAATTTTTTAATAAAAAAAAATAGAAAATAAAATAAAAAGGAAATCATGAGTGAAATACCGAATTGGCAAGAATATTACAAAGTATTTATTACAGATGAACATAAAGAAGTCGCCAGACAACATTATGAAACATTGCGTCAACAAGGAAAAATAATTGTTGGAACATCCTCTTTAGATTATGAACCCAAAGCGAATGAGATTGTTATTTATTATGGTTCTTATTGTGAAGATTATCTAGCATTACCTCATTCCAATAAAATATATATCAATGTTTTATTTTTTGGTGAAATAAAATTGGATAGATTTGAATCCGATAAATGTTGGGATAAAATTGACAAAATATTCGTGATGAATTTAGAAAAAGAAATCATTCGTTTCAATGATACCATGTTGCAATTATGTTATATGAATGCACCTTTGGATAGGGTACATCATTTTAAAACACAAAAAGTAGAAAACCCAAATGATATTTATACAGCAGTAACAAAAACCCATTTGGATTGTATGAAGATAATGATTGACAATGAGTATGAAACATGTTTGTTTTTGGAAGATGATATCCAATTTACTTCCAATATAAAGGAAAACAAATCCAATTTGTTTCATTTTTTAAACCGAAATTATGATTACAATATTGCATTTTTGGCTGCGTCTCGTTATGGTGCGAGGGTTGATTTTGATGATTTACTTATTGAAACACAACAATGCTGTACAACATCTTCTGCTTATTTATTGAATAAAAAAAATGTGGAACTTGTTTACAATACCGTTATGGAAGGATATAAATGCTTATTGAAAGGAGGGGGACATTGGATTTATTGTATTGATCGTTATTGGTGTAGATTAAATAAAAAATATATATTTAAAAATAAATTGGGGTTTCAAAAATTATCTGTATCCAACATCACAGGTGAATTGAATAGCCATTTAGATTAGATTAGATTATATTAGATTAGATTTTTATTTATGAATACATTATTAAATTAAAAAAAGAATTTTCTCTTTTTAATTACATTTTTATCATATATAAATATATTTTACATTTTAAAACAATTGCTATTTTACTCTGTAGCCTTCTTCTTGACTACCTTTTTCTTGACTACCTTTGGTTCTTCTTGTGCAGCTACCGGCTCTGGAACAGGAATAGGTGCTGGTGCTTCCTCTTCATCCTCTTCTTCTTCATCTGAGTCTTCCACTAGTGTAGAAGAGACTTGTTGTGGTTGTTCTTCCTCGTCGCCATCTTCTTGGTCTTGGTCTTGTTCCTTTGAACCTAGAGGAACTGCCTTCAACTTTTCCTTATCACTCGGCTTGATCTTGATAAAACATTGACCAGACAATGTTGCCCGAGGCTTTTGGGAAACAGCTTGGATTAGCTTCCATGTCACACCAAACTTACCGTTGGCAAACCACAAACCACCACACTGTAACAACGCAGCGATATTAATCCCCTTTTGTAAGAAATCAATGGGTGTGATATTTGGATTCACAGGATCAGGAAACAATCTGTTATGCTCTTCATCATAAATTTCCGTCTTCCAAACACCCTCCCATACAGGAATCTTGACACGAAACGAAGGAGCCTTGGTGTAATCCAATTCACCTGTTGCCTTGTTTTTACTATACTTTAACATGGGAGAGAATAGCGCTTCCACAACATCCGCGCTCTTATGTTGCTTACCAAACCATTCCTTTGAATAAGTAAGAGCATCAGCTTTGATTTTCGCCTCAAAAGCAATCAAGTTTATCAAGAAGGCATCAGTGTCAGCTGTCTTGTACTCATCACTAGGAAATTGAAGCGCCATATCAAACTTTCCATTGTTTTCAAAATCACTTGCACCCCATGTCAGTAAAACAGGAGTAGAAAGTCTCAAACCAGTATTTGTTGCCTTGTTCAAAATATTAATACTCTTTCCACCAGATGCGTTAGCCTTAGGAGAAGTGTACTTAATAGATTGCACATTAAATTGGGTACCGTCAACGATTGTTTCTGCCATTTTGTTATTGATGATATAAATCATTGGTTTATCTTTAAATCAATTTTTTTTTTAATTATAATAAAAATCCATACGTGGAATATGGTATTACATTTGTTTTTATATTTATAATTATAAATATAAAATAGTTCAAAAAGAATTTCTATGATATATATATAAATCACGTAATAAGACAAAATGAATACTATTATTGAAAAAGTATACAACAGTGAAGCAGACTATAGTATAGATAAATACATGATGATTATTAATACAAAATGTGAAAAAAGTGACAAGAGAGAAGAAAAGGAAGATAAAAAGTGTAAAAAAACAAGCAAAAAACAAGAAAAAATAAATGACGAAAAACCATATATACCAAAAATGGAAGAATACGAAATGATTTATGAAAACAATTACAATGTCCAACAATTAAAATATTTTGCAAAAACATACAAATTAAAAATAGGAGGAAATAAAAAAGAACTAGTAACCAGATTGTATTGTTTTTTAAAATTGTCTGCCAAAATTGTCAAAATTCAATCTATTTTCCGCGGCAAATTATTACGTAAATATTTATCCCTTCATGGTCCTGCTTTATTGAAACGTGGACTTTGCAACAATCAAATGGATTTTTTCACCATGGAAGATATGAAAGATTTGAAATACAATCAATTTATTAGCTACAAGGATGAAGACGGTTTTGTTTATGGATTTGATATGGTATCACTCCACAATCTAATTTTAAAATCCGGTGCAAAGAATCCGTATAATAGAAAAAGTCTACCTGATTCACTTTTACACAATATAAAAAATATTATTAAACTAAGTAAACTATTCAAAATAGATGTCAATGTAGAAATTAAAAGTATCATCAATGAAATTACACCTGAAAAATCAACCGAATTAAGAGTTTTGGAATTATTTCAAAATATTGATGCTTTAGGAAATTATTCAAGCCCTATTTGGTTTCAATCTCTAAACAGAAATCAATTGTTTCGTTTTGTTATTGAATTAAGAGATATTTGGAATTACCGAGCGCAATTAACACATGATATAAAAAGATCTATTTGTCCTCCCCATGGAGACCCATTTCAATATTTAAATATAAATTTCATACGTATAGAGAATGATTTAGATAAAGTTAAAAGAGCGATTCTTTTTATTTTGGAGAAATTAGTAAATACCGGAATAGATCAAGACAGTAAAACTTTAGGAGCTTATTATGTATTATCGGCTCTAACTTTGGTTAGTGAAAATGCCGCGACTTCTTTGCCATGGTTGTATCAATCCGTATCTTTTTAGAGAGATTATAAGAAAACTATGTTGCTTTCCTTATTATCGTAACAAAATAAATATTATTTGCGTTAAATAGCTTAAAAAGTAATTATTTATATAGAATATAAATGGCACGAACTACGAAAGCTGTAAAGACGAGTGAAGTTGAGCAAACTACTTCTACTATCCCCCCTGTTGTTGATACCGTCCCTGTTGTTGAGAAGAAGGTGAAGAAGGTAAAGGCTGTTAAGCCTGAGACTGTTGATGCTGCTCCTGTTAGTGATGAGTCGGCTGCTGTGAAGACCGAGGAGTTTGCCGAGGGTCAGGATGGCGAGGCTCCTGTTGCTGAGCAATCCATTGAGTTTCTGGCCAAGCTTCAACAGCTTGGTGTTCTTATTTCTTCTTTGAAAACCGAGTACAGAACTCTTGAGAAGAAGTGGTCACGTGAGCTAAAGTCCGCACAGAAGCAGAACTCTAAGCGTAAGCGCAAGGCTGGAAACCGTGCTACTTCTGGATTTGTCAAGCCCACACGTATTAGTGATGAACTTGCCAAGTTCCTTGAGAAGCCTACTGGTACAGAGATGGCTCGTACTGAGGTAACACGCGATATTAACAAGTATATCCGTACCAACAATCTCCAAGACAAGGAGAATGGTCGCAAGATCAACCCTGATACCAAGTTGGCTGCTCTTTTGAAGTTGAAGAAGAACGACGAGCTCACCTATTTTAATTTACAGAGATACATGAGTCCTCATTTTGCCAAGGCTGTCAAGGCGGAGGTCGTGGTGGCGGCTTCTGTTTAAAAGAGTTATTTTATTGTAATAATTTTTTATTAGTATACTAGTTTTATTATGTGTTTTTCATTATGTAACGTAAAAAAAATATATGACATGGTTTTTTATGTCATATATTCTAGATTTTCTAATGAAATTAATTTTGATGGATTGATTGATTGAATCAGTTAAAAAGGTTCAACATTATTACAAAACAAGAAACCTGAATCCATAAGCAAATGTTTCAAATTATATTTATTTATTTTACGTAGACGGAGATTTTCTGTATTTTCCTTGTACAAAGGCAACGTTATTAAAAACGAATCTTTTTTTCCCAAATCAAACATTTCTTTTGTTTTTTTCATTGTACAAACTTGATCATCATCCATTTCACCGGTGTATTCTAACCATTCATGAAACTCAATACAAGAATTTCTGGTTTCTTTATCTTCTCCCAAAATAGAAACATATTTATTAAAACATTGGACTGCATCATGGATTGACATTTTTGTAGTTATTGGCGAATAATCTGTACCCGCTAAAATACAGACTTGACAAAATTCATTTTGTGTCATACGTAGCTCTTCTAAAATACTTTCCATTTCATAACAAATGACAGTGTGATTCATCAAACTCATGTAACGCAACACACGATGGCAACCATAAACAAACATGTCTGTATCATCGCTTAAACAAGCCCAAAAACCATAATGTAAAACAAGGTAAGAACATAATTCATCTGCTTCCCCGACAGCATCTACATAATTACAACCCATTGCTACAATCAATTCCTTTACTTGAAATATTTTTTCTCTGGTCATATAAACACATTGTTTCTTTAGTTGGTCTAAAAGTTCATATTGCATTTCATTATGTACTCCTGTTTCTTGACATGACAACAATTCAGTTTCCATTTCTCTGTATTTTGTTTCTGCTGAGGCTTTTTTTTGTTGACGTTCTAATAAAACCGCTCTTTTTTCTTCCGGCGGTTTCCCGTCAAAAACAAAGAGCGGAATAATTCCATAATAACGAAAAATAGTCATCATACGATACATGTTTTCTAAAAGTGCTTTTTCACCCTCGTATTTGTACAAATAAATACTAACATCTACAGCTATTTTTTTACCCATGAGTTTTGACAAGTGTACAAGATTCGTACTTTTTTTACAATTTTCCCTGATATAACGGTTTAATCCTTTGATTCCCATTTTTTTATTTTCTTCATGGTTATTTCTAGAGGAAACAATTTCAATTTTTTCTCATAATACACCTTTTAGAAAAAGGTTTACATTTATTTTGGATCAACCTTTTTCTAAAAGGTTGAAAAAATTGAATTAGATTTCTAGCAATCGTTTCTAGACATCAAACAACAAAATGCAAACACGAAGTCAAACACGTTACGAAAAAAAAGAAATTTATACTGTTGATATTGATTTTGATGCCGCATCTGCTGCATGGAAACAAAACAAACGATCTACAGGAAATGGTTGTTATGTCTACAAAAAAGACAAATTGGAAACTATGACATCTCCTACGAGCAGATATAATTTGCGAAAGAGAAAAATAGAAAAGGTATGATTTTATAAAAAATGTAAAAAATGTAAAAAATGTAATGATATATTAAAAATGAGTTATCAAGATTTAATTCCATTGGTTTTTGCCGAAATTGTTGGCGATTTTGGATTCAAAGAATTCGCCAACAAAGGAGGTATTACCCCTTTTTTTGCCGGAACAGTTGGATATATAGCTGTTGTGTATTTTCTAATACGCAGTTTACAAGGTTCAACAATTATGATGGTCAACAGTGCATGGGATGGTATTAGTACTGTGATAGAAAATATAGCAGCTTTTGTATTTTTAGGAGAAAGATTTGAAAATTGGAATGAATATTTTGGTATGATACTCATCATTGTTGGACTTTTATGTTTGAAAATACCAACTAAACGCAAAGAAAAATTCGTTTTTCCTGAATTGTTTTCTTCCAATAAAAATAAATAACCAAAAATAACTTAAAGATATATACTTGTTATTGTATAAGTAGATAGATAGATTGATACCATCTTCATGTCAAGATGGAGTAGAATGAAAAATAATTATTTCAATGTTTTACCTTTTGTTTATGCACCCACAGTTTGTTTTTTTATTACTACAGGGATAAAAAATGAATCAGAAAAAAGTTCAAATAAAAAGGATTACAAGGTAAGTAGTTTGGATCTTTTTTTTACTGTATTAGGTTATTCTACCCTTGGTGTTGTAACTGCTGTAACGTATCCGGTAAGTTTTCCAGTTGTAGGAATTTATATATTTAGTAAAAGAGCTATTCAAGTTTCTAAAAATCAAAATGAAATAGAAAGATCCAAAAATAGTAGAGGGTACTAAGGTCAAAGAGAACGCGTAGCTCAGTTGGTTAGAGCATCGGTCTTATGAGCCGAAGGTCACGGGTTCAATTCCCGTCGTGTTCATTTATTCATATAAAATTTTTATAGGTTTTATATGATATTATTTTTTTCCTAGGAGGCATTCTGCGAAAGGTGCTTGTATCAATAAATAAAAAGCAAAACAAACATACTAAATAAAAAAGTATTGAGAGAAACGTATTGATTTCAACACATGGGTTTACTTATATATCCACTTTTTAATTTATTTTTTTTATAATATCATTCAAACCTTCCTTCCATATATTTACATCGTTCCATACACTATTTTTTTCTGTGTAAATATTTTTTATAGTATCATTTTCAAATTGCTCACTAGAAGAATTAATAAAATAAATATTTTTTACATTGTAATACTTCATAAATAATTTTTGTAATTGCAATACATCTCTTGTTGGATATCTACATAAAACAATAATTGGTTTCGTGTCATTCATAATATCTTTGAATCTTTCAATTCTTCTTTTATATTTAGCTAATACAATATCATAATAATCAATCCAATTATCTTTTATAATCTTACCATTTTCTTCACCAAATACACCTTCACCTATATTATTTTCATATTCAATCATATCAGTTAATGGATAATCATGTGGAAATTGAAAACCATAATGATCAATGAATCTTGTTTTTTTATTGTTCAAAATTAAATTTTCATGAAAAAATTCAAAATTGGTTTCAAAACACTTTTCTAAACTAGTTATATTAGAAACAACCCAATCAAAGGGAAGAACATAATCACGCAAATTTAAATTTCTTAATGCCGCAGCAGGAGAACAATCCCCACCAACTGTTATATAATTAAAACTCATTATATATTTTATATATTTTATAAGCATATTTTTAAGCATATTTTTTAGCATATTTTTTAAGTATAAACACTAGAAGATTTATGCCAACTCACAAACACTCATTCGCAACGTATTCATTAAAAAGGCTTTCTCTCTTCCCCTGTAATGTTTCATTTTATCCATGGATTTTTCTACATGAACGATGTTGGACAAAAACACGGGAGATTTGTAATACCTTTCAATAAAACCACAAAAATTTCTTTGGTTTTCAACTGTCTTTTTAAAAGAAAGGAGAGAAATATTCTCTCTATCACACCAACCAAGAAACTCCTGATAATGACTCAATAAAATTGTCGTCACAATATAATACGCAAATACATTTGTGTTTTCTCGGTACAAGTTTTCTCTCATCAACTCACTTTGAGGATCAGGCGAATAAAGGTTCTCATAGTTCAATCCCATGAATTTTAACACTTTTACCATTTGAAAATAACTAAAACATTGTTCCAAATATATCAAGGAAAAAACCGTCGCCAAAAATTCATCCTCATCTTTTTTTTTTTCAAGAGAGAAAAAACTCACAAAAAGCGTATTCAATATCTCTGCCCAAAATTCCGTATACGCCTCAAACAAATTTACATCACTTTTCACAGGAAAAAACGAACGAATGATACGGTGACAATCCGTGTTGTTCATATTGGAAAAATCCAATCCCAAATTATGAAATGTTTCGTGTATTAGAACCTTGAACCACTCCTCTTTGCGAAAAATAACAATCTCGTTTTTACTCTGACAAGAGTACGTAAATGCCGTGTTCACATGAATCTGGTCCAAAATATGAACACGCGTCGTCGGTAACTTTTTCTCCATATCCATCAAATAAATAAACAATGTCAATTCTTGGGAACATTCCTTGGATGTATGTGGAATAATAAAACCAAGCCACAAAACTATACGCTCTATATATATAGTATACCTTTCAGGAGTATAGTTTTCATCTATAAAATGCACTCTTATATTTTTATCAAAGAGAGAAAATTGATAAGAAACTTTTACTACCGACTCTTCCTGAATATGTTTACCTATTTCAGCAGGAAGACTCTCCCATGACGTTTTTTGAGGACGAGGTATCTCCCTAATACTCTGTATTTTCTCCGTCATTGGATCTCCCGTTTTGATATATTCAAGGCTCTCATAACTCGCCATTATTTCTTTATATAGTTTTTTAAATATTATTTTCGTGGATTTTTTAGGTTTTTCTGGAGGAAAACATTGGTATTTCATAAAAAATTCCATTATTTGTTTGCTTTTTTTTGTGATGCTCATATATTATATCTATATATTTTACTTGTCTATTTTTACACGTCGGTTTAGACCTGGTTTTTTAATTTATCCCGAATCAACATGAGTGATTCAAAAACCTCGGGTTCCTGTGCCCTACGATGATGGACCAATTTCGCATCATGTGTAAACAAAAGTAGGTTTTTTAAATCTTCGTTGTTTTTATCACTAAATTTCGCATATTGGGCATCATACATTTCTTTGCTATGACGATTCCCGAAAAAATCTGGATCTATCTGCACCTCCAAAGGTCGCAATTGTTCTCCCCTGTATTTTCCCGTTTTTCCACCCGCCGCCTTGGCCATTTCTGGATTTTTTGATAAATCCGTATTGGAATCCAGAGAGAAAGACAAATAAAAAGGTTGGTTGTTTTTCTTAAATTTGGAAGCCTGGTAATAATGCTCTACACTTGACCATTGATGATTATCCAATGTAAAAGGCGCCACCCAGAAATTGGATAACTTTTTACGCCATTCTGGTATCGTCGCCAGTGTCGTAAAATCCTTACGTCTGTTTTCAGGGATTTTCTCTCCCGCTCCTTTTCCTGGAAGTGGTTTCCCGTTTGATTTACTATAAAAAGAAAACACTATATTATCATCATAAAGACCCCTGATTTTTGCATCCGTTAAATCTTCGTATTCTATCAACGGAAGATCCCCCTCTTCCCCTTGGGAGGAAGAATATAAATCGTTTTTGAACCTTTTGAAATCAGGAATAAGAGAGAAAACACCGGCATTTTTTTCCATGCATTTATCTACAATCATTCGTTTCATATCAAACGGTAATTCTTGAAAACTAAATATCAATTTCTTTTTGTATCCAACCAGTTTATAATGAATACCAGTGTAATCCAAAACAATATAATAATCCGGCTTGAATTCACCACGGTTTTGCAAAATTTGATCATTCAATTGACCACACTGCAAAACATTGTCCAAATCCGGGGGTTTTGATGTAAAGGCCTCTTGTGAAAAAATGATCAGTTTTACATTCAGAATTCGCTCCAATGTAGAAATCGCCCATGTCTCTCCCCAAAATTCACATGTCCCTATTAGTTTTTTAAATTTCTCCAATGTATCTACTCCTTTCATAAATTTGTATTCTTTTAATAATTCATTCGTCACTTTTTTCTCATAGACAAGACGATCATGTCGTTCCTTGATGTTTTGTGCCGCCTCCGTAAGAGTCTTTTTCTCATTTCGGTCCAACACATCATTGTATTTGGATTTTAAACCTATATATTCCTTTTCTAATTCCTTGATTTCATTTGTTTCTTGCACCAGCGCCGTATTGTACATGTCATATTGTTCTTTGTAATTGAGAAAAATAGCTTCATCTGCTTCTTCTGCTAATTTAGTACGCAACTTTTGCACAGTGGTTTGCTCAGCAATATGAGAGAAAGCATCACGAATCGTGGCAAACAAACAATCCCCACCGCCTTCATTGTCCACTATGTTATATTTTGGATTTTTCATGAATTTTACGATCCATGTGTCCCCTGATGTTTCGTGGTACTTTTCGCGAATATCCTTGGCCTGTTTCTGCGTTTCCTCCCTCAAAGTCAGTGGCATCGTAGCACCTTCCGTCTGGACAAAAATATCTTTGCGTCCTTCTGGAATCTCATATGATTCTATTATCGGTTTAAATCTATCATCTTCCATTTCATCCTCGTATTCTGGTTCTTCCTCTACTACATCTACTACATCTACTATATCGTCTGTTTCAGGAATCTTTCGCAGCTCTTGCAACATTTTTTTATCCACAAAACTATAGATAAGCGGTTCGTTGAGTTTTTCCACATCTAGATTGTTTTCCTCATCCATATAAGACATCAACGTAGAAGCCGTGATTTCATAAATACCAATCTGCACCACTTTGTCGTTTTTTTTTACTAAATAAACAGGAAAATACAATATATTCTTTTTTTCAAATGTATTTTTTGCGTTTCCTACCGCTATGATTATATCCACCCCCTTTACTTCTATTACAAATAAATTTGTCTCTTTTTTGAAATCATTTGGATCCACTGCTTTTAATTCTATGTAATTGACGCTTTCATCTACTTTGGATAATACCATACTATAATTAATAATATAAAATATATATTTAATATTATTTTTCCAAGTAAGATTTTTTCGTTTTACTTTTACTCCCACAAAAGAAACCGTTTCATAAATTTATCTGTTTTAAGTTCATCCATATTCTGCCAAAACCGAAGTCGTTTCACAACAACATCATAATTTTCTAAATTATTTTCAAAAACAGTAATTGCCGTTATTAGATCCATTTTTTTACCTTTGGTATATTTTATTCCATAATAATATTCATAAATCAATCCCAATTGTTTTACTGTAAAATTCAAATTATAATTTTGTATTTCAGAAAAAAATAAATCACTCTGGTATTTTTCTTCGTTTTCACATTCTAATTTTTCAAATTCTGTTATCAAATCCTGAATTATTTTTGTATTATCCTCCTCGGTTGTATTTTTATCACTTATTTGTATATCAATACTCTCTGAACGATTGCGATTTCCACTTGTATCTGTAATTATAAAAATATTATCACTCATGTAACATTATTATACACTTTATTTTTATACCTTTTACTCGTAGTAAAATTACATATCAATCATATCCATGTATTTAAATATTGATTTATTTGATAAACTCGGGTATTTTTTACTCTTACTATTCGCCAATTTGCGAATTGTATCCTCAATTGTTAACCCATCCAATACTATACATTCCTTGTTCTCCAAAATTGTCTTGTTTACACACAAAAGGGCTATGTTCTCCGTCATTTCATCCACCTCGTTTTTCTTATTCTCTAAAACTATAAATTCAAATACCTTTTTTATAAGATTACATACCACTTTTAACAAATCATCCTTCGTAATCAACCCATTCAACGTTAAATTCACAAAGAAAGCACTCAATGATTTTCTTTTTTCATTGTCCTTGTTGATTTTACAAAAACGGTCGTAATCCTTGTCCGGATCAACATACTCTATTTGTGTAAATACATCCATAAACGAATAAAAACTCTTCTCAAATACCTCCTTCATGAAATCATACTTGTTTATCAAATCACAATACAAATCCGCATACAACTTGGAATAAAAACGATTCGTTGAAGCTATCTCAAAAATAGAACTTGAAACCAACAAAAGATTCTCATTCGTGACATCATTCTCTATCAATGTATCTATCACATCTATGATTTTGTTCTTTAAATCTTGGTAGTTTTTATCCGACATCTTGTTCAAATTAGAACGTATCAAATCAATATGTACATCTATCCCCACCTTTTGCTCTATTACCGTAGTATGAAAAGAACGTAGACTCTCCCAATCTTCATCATTCACTATCTCTGTATTTCTTCCACGACGTTTCTTATATTGATACGCATGTGATGATGATACTGAGTTATCTAGTAAAATATTCGTATGCTGCATGGTTCCTTGCACCCCTGGAACCGCATTTTTCAACAAATGATTCTCTTTCTTTTTAAAAACAGGTGTTTTTATATAACTAGGCGACCCCACTTCCAAAGAAAGCTCCGATATTAAATTCACAGTTTCATCCGGCAGCCTGAAATCAAAACCATCAAAAATAATATTGTTGAAATCCTGTAATGAATATTTTTCAATAGTTGTCATTTTGTTTTTGATATACTATATCGTAACTATCATTTATATCAATTTTTTCTAAAATAAATAAAAAGCTATTTTGAAAAAATGGAAAAATGGAAAAATGGAAAAATGGAATATAATAATAAATAAGAAACACACTTAAACAGTAAATCAATATAATATAGAATGAATACTACCAACAGTTTTCAAAAAGACGAACTTGAGGAAAATTATGATTCCTCGCAAGATATTAAATCATGGGACGATTTAAATATAGATGCCGATTTATTACGCGGCATCTATGCTTATGGTTTTGAGAAGCC